CTGTTTTTACCAACGCATCCAACGCCAGCCTCAAGGCAGCGTCCTTCATTTGATGTTCATCCATAATCCCACCTGTGCAAAAGCATAGCCAGTCCAAATCATACCATTAGGTAAGTCCCCTTTGAGCCATTGCAGCACTCCTACAACAGCATACCCAAAGCCAGTGGCTCCAACGATGAGGTGTTCAATGCTCATGCCTCCTCCCAATCAACAAAGTCCCAGTTCCAAATGTCACACTCTTCTACACGCTTGCTGTTCCTAAAAAAGTTTTCAAGAAAATCTTGTGCTCGTTCAACATTGTGCCCAGTGACAGCAATTTTGATAGTGATTTCATAGCAAGGCACATCTTCTATACTCCAGTCTTCCATCATAGTTCCTCCAAAGTGACTTCTCTCATTCTCCCTGTGTCCGTATCGTATTTTAGCTCACAAGCAGGGCCAGTGAGACCGCAATACCGGTTTTTCGCAACGGAGACCTTGGTGATGTGCCTCACATTAGGGTCTTCTGCCATTGAGTTACGCTCCAATGTTATCACAGCGTCTGACAACTGAGCAATTGCACCGGAGCCTCGTAGTTGTGATAAAGAGACAGCCTGTCCGTCCTCGTGTCCTTGGTTGCCGTTAGGCCGCTTGAGGTGACTCACCGCCACCAAAGTAACATTAAGCTCCTGCACCAAAGTCCTCAAGCGAGTCATCATCTCATCAATGGCCTTACGCTCATCACCGTTATCCTGTCCCGACACAACAATGCTGATGTGGTCGAGAAAGATCAAGCGACAATCGCAGGCTTTCACCATGTAGCGGATGCGGTTCAAGATGTTGTCAATGTTTGTGCTCCCAAAGTGATCAAACAAGTAAATTCGATCAGTCCCGAGTGTAGCATCAAAGGCGTGCTTGAGTTCTTCCTCGCTCACCAAAGTGTCAGGCAAATGCAACTTCTTGTTGGCTTCCAAGCTCATGATGCTACGGGCAGTCTTCTTAACCGATTCTTCCAAGAACAACCCACCAATGTTCCACTTTGTTGTCTTAAGCACATGATACAGGATTTCCCGCAAGAACTGACTTTTACCAAGTCCAGAACCAGCAGTAACCGTGATCAACTCAGCAGGTCGAAGGCCATAAAGCAGCTCATTCAAGCCTTTGAAGGGATACAAAGCATCAGCGGGTTTCTCTGGTGCGCTTACCTCTTCCCAGAGCGTAGAGCCTGCAACGATTCCATCGGGCACATAGGTTTCTGCTTTCCACCAGACGGAAGAAACGAATTCAGCAGCCAACCCAGAAGCAAGGTAATCACACGCATCTTTTTTGTCCTTAATATGTTTCACAATCTTGGCTTTTGAGCCAAACAACTCTGCCACTTCCTCTGCTGCTTTGCGTCCCGGTTCATCAGCATCAAAGCAGATCACCACATTATCAAAAGAGTCCAACCACTCATAACTGGCTTTACAGTCCTTCAGAGCCGCTTGTGCGCCATTTCTGATCGACACAACAGGCCATTTGGAGCCTAGCATCTGGTAGCACGCCAAAGCGTCTAATTCTCCCTCTACTATGGTGATGTATTTACCGCTTTTAGGGAACAGGTTTTGCCCAAACAACTGAGCCTTGGCCCATTGCCCCTCAACGGCAAAGGTCTTGTTTGCGACATGACGCACCTTTGAGGCCACATACATACCGTCAGAATCCGCATACGGATAGATATGCTTACCGTCCACTTGAGTGACTTTAAAGAAATCACAAGTTTCCCATGTAATCCCTCGATCACCAATGGCCTTAACTTCACCTTGAGTTAACATTTTAGTTTCCATTTTAGGTTTAGTGGGTTGAAAATCCACATTATCTAATGACTCAATTGCTCCGCATTTGAAGCAATACGAGTGACCATCATCATACAAGGCATTTGCATCGCTCGATCCGCAATGATCGCACCCTATATGCTTCAAAAAGTCACTTTTGGTCTTGGTCAGCATCTTGTTCCCTTTGCTTTAAAGCCTTTGCCGCATCCTCAAACCCGGCATGGTTCAGGTAGGAGATACACGCCCAAGCCTCAGCCTTTCGTGCCTGTTCCAACAAATCCCGCATCGAATCCTCGTTGAATCTGTATTCGCTCATACCTTCTTCCCCTTAAAATCACGCATTTGAGCGATTATTTCCTGTAGGACTACCTCCGGCACTATCCCATGCGCTTGGTAGCGTTGTAGGGTGGTTTTAATTGATTCTAGACGCATTTGGTTGTCCACAGCATCCAGAGCACAGTCCGCAAGGAACTTATCCTTGGGTAATTCATAGTTGAATTGTATGTTCATGTCAAACTCCATTTTAAAAACGACAAACACAAGGCAATCATAACAGCACTCATGGTTTTTTGTCCCTTTCGTCCCAAATTTCCAACATTCGTTCATAGACATGGACAAAGAAGTGTCTACCCTCTTTGTCTGCGAATAGTGTCGCCACATCATCGACCAAACCCCAATAATGGGATTCTTTGATCATAGACAACAACTCTTTTTCTGTATCTTCGTTCATTTTTGGCACACTTCTTGCAATACTATAATGATTCTTTAATGTAAGAATTTAAAGATATTTATAATTAACAATATCTTTAATATCTTCATAGTCATTAAAGTCTTCTTTGGCCTCGGTGTCCGTGTCGTCAATGGTCATTAGGTCTTTTCGTTCAATCACCGGAATGATATGCTTCACATCATTAAAGCACGAGTTACACAAGTCTACAAATTCGAATGTATTTGCGTTTTTTCTAGTGGCTTCAAAGTCTGTCAGCATGGTGTCACAGCAACGGCAGTGCATGGTTGATCCTTTCAAAAGGGCGCAGGTGGCGATTGTTTAAGTTGATCCCGATTATAGGCCTTCTCCTGCGCTGGTGTCCATGGTGTCAAAGGCCATGACGGAAAAGGCCAAACAGGGGTGTCAGGGTATGGTTTACTCATGTCAAAATCCTTCAATGTTGTGAAAAATGATGTTATACATGGCGTCTATCACTTCGTCATTCTCCCTTGAATACCCACCAGCAGCAAAAAACATCGCAATTCGTTTAAACTCTGATGGCTGCTCATGAGATAACATAATCTCATGGATTGTTAATGCTAAGATTTTCTCATATCTGCTCATAAAAGCCTTCAAAACACTTGATAAACGATGTTACCATCATCCGTGATACCACAGACACCCGTGTTGTCGCACAAATAGTCCATAACAGCCTGTTTTTTGTCGTCTTCGTCTTCTATATCTTTAAGGTCAATATCATAATTCTCTGCTACATCTCGCCAATAATCCTCGTTGAAATCACAACAAAGTCCGATAACATCGAATTCCAGTTCTTCAAAAGTGTCATTTTCCCATTGTTCCAGATAGTCCCATAACAGCTTAAGCCCATCAGGTGAAAAGCTTGAGGGACGCAGGCGATAAAACGCATCACGGAATTCATAAAAATCAATGGTTTTCTTCATGGTGTTTACTCCTTCGGTTGGTTGGTTGATCAGATGAGAATATCAAAATAGGCCAATGCCCCGATGGTGAGACAAAGCCCGATAAAGACAGCGAGGGCGATATCTAAGATAGCATCCCAATTGCGCTTAGTGGTGAATATGTTGCGGTTGATCATGGTTAGTTGCTCCTGTGGTTGGTTAATCGTAGATGTAGCAGTCGGTTTTAGACACGCTCAACGATGCCTGATACATGGCTCGGGCTTCATCGACATAGTGCCCGTGCTTCTCGCAGAACTTTAGGTATTTCTTGCGTTGTGCCAGAGGGTGCCAGAACTCACGCTCTGCAACCATATCAAGTTCATGCAAGCATAGGTAGCAAAGGTCTTCTATCGTCTTGTGAGCCGTGTGGTCGTATCCTGTGCCATCGGGCAGGGCGTTGAGTGCTTTGTCAAAGTTCATGGTGTCTGCTCCTATGCTTGATTGATGGTTTCATTGTAGGCGGGCTTTAAAGGCCCGCCATAGGTGTTTACCCTTGGTTTAGAGCGTGAATGAATGTAGGTTATTGGCGTAGCACACATCACCTGTTGACAGCACATAAACTGGTTCATCACGACGATACAACTGGTTGCGATTCACGCCTACAAAGCGGATGCCTACAATTGTGCCCTCTAAGGTTTCACCATCTTGATGAATCATTGTGTTACGCACCGTGGCTGTCTTGAACAGTTCATATTTTTTTGGGTTGCGCTCAAAGTCTTGAAAATTGAATTTATCCATGATTGCGTATCCTTTGCAAGTCTGACAGAACCCTGTGCTCTGTCATTGAATCTAGTATGCCACCGTTTGCCGTGGTGAACATTAGGGAAAACCCTAGGTTTTGGTAACTTTACAATTCTTTACACTAGACCGATTTAAACGGCTTTAGAGCGATTATTTTCATCCAAGCCACTCCACCCTTAGACAAAGTTATTAACACCACTAGTGCCTGTTATACACAGCCGTGGGTCTTATATAAGACTATAACCTGTGGATAAGTGATACATCATAGGGTATAGTTGTCCACAACCATGGATAACTTGTGGATAACTTCAGCGGATGCTTTATAGTCTTTGCCTATAGACTTGGATGTCTTTATAGGTTTAGGCTTGGGTGTCTTTAGAGGCACCTTCAATGACCTCCACTTACGACCACCAAAGTTCTCCACAGTTTATCCACAGACACAAAAGACCTACTGTGATTATCCTGTGGATAACTTTACTGACCCATGAGTCATTAATATCGTTATAATTTATAACTATATAGCACCATATAAGTGCATACTTATATAAGTAACTGCTTATATATGCTTGTGAGTGAGTGCTCACTAGGGGGGAGGGGCGTTGGTGGGAACGTTGTTGTTACTGTAGCCTCCAAAGCACACAAAAAAGTAAAACTAGAAAGCAAAAAAGTCAGGAAAGTTGACTAATAATTAGGGACAGAACAGATTATGTTAAGTTATTGAAAACAAAGAAGAAATAGACAATAAAAGTTATTGAGAATGAATTATCAATAAAGGAACCTGCGCACCCTAAGAGGGGACTTTAGAGTGAAGTCTCAAAATAGTTGTTGACAAAACAGTAAAAGTATGCTACATTTCAGCCCATGATTATAATATTCTTCTAAGTCACTAGGGATGAACTAAGAAGTAAACAAAAGTATACTTTAACGACCTGCTCATTCAGTTCATTAAGTTTTCATATACGTAGTTATTAATCGTTAGTCTTGTTACGGTATTGTTTACATTATTTGTTTACATCAAAACTACATTAAAGTATATAGTAGGGCTTAGAGAAAATTATAATTGTTTTGTCTAAAAACTAATGTTTTGTCTATCTCCAAATAAGGATAAAGATGGAAGAAGAGAAGAAACCGAAGAAAAGGGGTCGTCCCCCGAAAAGTGATCTTGTTGCGGTTAAGAACAAGAACAAAGGTATCATGGGGCGTCCCAAGGGCGATACGGCAATTATCAATGAATATAAGCAACGGATGCTTACTTCGCCCAAGAGCGCCAAGGTGCTTGAGGCCATTTATGATGCTGCTTTGAACGATGAACATAAGAACCAAGCAGCGGCGTGGAAATTGATTGTCGATAGGATTGTGCCTGTGTCTGTCTTTGAGCAGAACAAAGGTGGTGGTGGAACCCCTCAGATCAGCATCAATATCAGTGGATTAAACTCTCCTACCGTTGAGGCTGAAGAAGTGCATATGGACATTGTGGACGTAGAGCCACGAGAGGTTGAGGATGACAACGCTTAACTTCTCGCTGCTGAAGTGGCAGCAGACGGTATTCAAAGACAAGACACGATTCAAGGTTGTTGCTGCTGGTCGTCGGTGTGGTAAGTCAAGACTGTCAGCGGTGAGTTTGTTGATTGAGGGTTTGAACTGTCCTGATGGCTCTAGCGTGATGTATATCGCCCCAACGCTAGGGCAGGCCAGAACGATTATTTGGGACTTGTTGCATGAGCTTGGTCGTCCTGTGATTAAGTCCAGCCACGTCAACAATCTTGAGATCACGCTCGTTAATGGTAAGAAGATTCTCGTAAGAGGGGCAGACAATCCGGATAGTCTTCGTGGTGTGTCTTTAACCTTTGTGGTGTTGGACGAATGTGCATTTATCAAAGAGGATGTATGGCAAAAGATCATCCGAGCCTCTTTGAGTGATAAGAAAGGTAGAGCCTTGTTTATCTCCACCCCGAGTGGACGTAACTGGTTCTACGATGTTTTTAAACTTGGACAAGAAGGTTCTGACGAAGAGTGGAAGTCTTGGCACTTCACCACTGAAGATAACGAAACCATTGATCCAAAAGAAATTGAAAACGCCAAGAAGACTCTGAGCAGCTTTGCGTTTAAACAGGAATATTTGTCTAGCTTTGATACCGCAGGTGCGGATGTCTTTAAGGAAGAGTGGTTTAAGCTTGCATCAGAACCTGACTTTGGTACTTATTATGTTGCTGTTGACTTGGCTGGCTTTGAGGAAGTAGGAAAGAACGCCAACAGCACCAAGCGTAAGCTAGATGAGACTGCAATCGCAATTGTCAAGCTGAAAGAAAATGGAGATTGGTGGGTTCATAGCATTGAACACGGGCGTTGGGACATTCGTGAAACTGCTGTTAATATCCTGAAGGTAATTAGAGACTTCCAACCCAGTGCGTTAGGGATTGAGCGAGGAGCCTTGAAGAATGCTGTGTTGCCTTATTTAAACGATTTAATGAGGAAAAACAACATATATGCTCACATTCACGATCTTACGCATGGCAATAGGAAAAAGTCTGACAGGGTTATCTGGAGCCTTCAAGGGCGCTTGGAACATGGTCGAATCACTTTTAACGAGGATGAAGACTGGGATGAGTTCATGGATCAACTCATCATGTTCCCTACCGCTGGCGTGCATGATGACTTAGTAGACGCATTGAGTTATGTTGACCAATTGGCAATTGCTAACTATAATGTAGACTATGAAGATGAAGATTACGAAGTTTTTGATGAAATCTCGGGGTATTAAATGAAACAAGGACTATACGCAAACATCAACGCCAAGCGTCAGCGCATCAAAGCCGGCAGTGGCGAGAAGATGCGTAAACCGGGCACTAAAGGTGCTCCCTCGGCGCAAGACTTCAAAGATGCGGCTAAAACCGCCAAGAAAGTGAAAAAGAATGGCTAAAGACCCTCGCTTAGAGAGAGCCGGTGTATCAGGCTACAACAAGCCCAAGCGCACCCCTGATCATCCAACCAAGAGCCATGTGGTTGTGGCTAAGGATGGAGATGAGATTAAAACAATTCGTTTTGGACAACAAGGTGTTTCTGGTTCTCCTGATGGTAGCGCCCGAAACAAAGCTTTTAAAGCACGCCACGCTAAGAACATCGCCAAAGGCAAGATGAGTGCAGCGTATTGGGCAGACAAGGTTAAGTGGTGATTATGGAATACTGTCCTCTTCCGTTGCAAAACAACAAGCTCAACATCAAGAACCATAAGATCACCATCAAAGAACACGGTCTTGGGCCTGCTGATCCTCGTCAACCCAACACTGAGTTCTGGCAAGACAAGGCTCAGAAGTGGAATGTAACGGAAGGAGACGCTCGTGGACGTTTGTGCGCCAACTGCGAGCACTATCTTGAGACCACAAAGATCAAGGAATGTATTGATAACGGGCCTGCTAAAGACTTTAAAACCTCAATGGTAGATAAATCTTTAGTTGACATTGAGTCCAAACCTGTGGCATACTGTATGCTTTATCACATTACTTGCAGCCCTGTTCGTACTTGTGATGATCAAGAACCCGGCGGCCCTATTGATGATGTTAAATACAACGCCATCAAGCAAGCACAGGCGCTGAAAGATCAAGGCTTTGACTTTGAAGAGTTTGATGACCCATTTAAGGATTCAACATCATAATGGAAAACGAAAAAGAAAACCTATCCACGGAATTCGATGAACCTACCGAGTCTGACAAGGAACTGGTAAGTTTTATCGTTGAGCACACCACTCGCTGGCGTGATTATCGTGATTCTAACTATGCTGTTGCTTGGGACGAATACGAGCGTATCTTCCGTGGCAAGTGGAGCATGAACGATAAAACTCGTGAGTCTGAGCGTAGCCGTATCATCTCTCCCGCCACTCAGCAGGCTGTGGAAACCCGCCACGCTGAGATCATGGAAGCCATCTTTGGTCAAGGTGAATACTTTGACATTGAAGACGATATTCAGGATTTGAACGGTAATCCTTTAGATGTAGAAGCTATTAAAAAACAACTGTACGAAGATTTTGCCAAAGACAAGATCAAGAAGTCTATTGACCAGATTGAACTGCTTGCTGAAATCTACGGTACAGGCATTGGTGAAATTGTAGTTAATAAGAAAAAAGAGTATGTGCCTGCCACCATGCCGATTCCCGGCGTTGTGGGGCCTGCTGCTATTGGCGTACAGGAAAAAAACCGTATTGCGGTACAAGTAAAGCCTGTCAACCCTCGTAACTTTTTGATTGATCCTAACGCAGACAGCATTGATGATGCTCTAGGATGTGCAATTGAAAAGTATGTGTCGATTCACAAGGTTGTGGAAAACATTGAGCGAGGCGTTTATCGTAAAGTTGATATTTCTTCTACTTATGATGACACGGAGCTAGAGCCGACGCAAGACCTCATAAACTTCCAAGACGACAAGGTAAAACTAATGACCTATTATGGTCTGGTTCCCCGTGAGTATCTGGAAGGCGATGAGACTGAATACGAAGAGTTGTTCCCTGAAGGCTCTGAGGGGGACGAATACTGTAACCTAGTCGAAGCCATTGTGGTGATTGCTAACGACAGTATGTTGCTCAAAGCAGAAGCGAATCCTTACATGATGAAGGATCGTCCTGTGGTGGCTTATCAAGACGATACCGTTCCGGGTCGTTTTTGGGGCCGTGGAACCGTCGAGAAGGCTTACAATATGCAAAAGGCCATTGATGGTCAGTTGCGTGCTCATATGGACTCTGTGGCCCTTACAACGGCTCCTATGATCGCTATGGATGCTACTCGACTGCCTCGTGGCGCTAAGTTTGAGATCAAACCCGGTAAGTCTATTCTGACCAACGGTAATCCCAACGAAATCCTACAACCATTTAAGTTTGGTCAGACGGACGGAACTAATATCCAGACGGCTCAGAACTTTGAGCGTTTGTTGCTCCAAGCAACGGGAACTGTGGATGCGGCTGGTATGCCTTCCAACGTGCCTCGTGACGCTGGCGCTTCGGGTATGTCGATGGTATTGGCTGGTATCATCAAGAAGTACAAACGTACATTGAGCAACTTCCAAGAAGACTTCCTGATCCCGTTCATCGAGAAAGCTGCTTTCCGTTATATGCAGTTTGATCCTGAGCGCTATCCGTCGGTTGACATGAAGTTCATTCCCACGGCTACTTTGGGTATCATGGCTCGTGAGTATGAGCAACAACAATTGATTGCTTTGTTGCAGACCCTTGGCCCCGACACCCCTGTTTTGCCTGTGATCCTGAAAGGAATCCTCCAGAACTCGGGACTCTCCAACCGTGGCGAAATGATTGCTACGCTGGAACAGATGAGTCAGCCTAATCCTGAGCAACAACAGGCTCAGACGATGGCTATTCAACTTGATATGCAGATCAAGCAGGCTCAGGCAATGGAATTACAAGCCAAAGCCCAGAAAGAGCAAGCAGAGGCTCAAAAGGCCTCTATCGAGGCTCAATTGCTGCCTGAGAAGCACCAAGTTGACATTATCCAAGCCGCCGCAACGAATATTGACCGTTCTGATGACTTCGATAAACGCCTGAAATTGGCTGACAGGATGCTCAAAGAGCGTGAAATTAACCTTAAAGCAGCAGATATTGCTTCCAATGAGCGTATCGCTGGCTTACAAATGACTAGAAAACAGTAACAAAAGTGTTGACATCTAACATTTTTTATGTTAGTATCCACTATCTTTGTTAAATAGGTTCTCCGTATGGATAAAGAACTAGCGAAATACTACGAAAACGCATTTTCAATGATGTCCACTCAAGGGTGGGCCGACTTGATTGAAGATTTTACGGGTTTGAAAGAGAAGGTCAACGACCTGTCAACTGTCTCGGAGCCAAATGAACTGTACTTCCGAAAAGGCCAGTTAGACATCCTTGGTCTGATCCTTCAAAGACGTGAAATGTGTGACAAAGTTTACGAGGAGCTTACAAATGCCACGGCGGATGTTTGATTTCCTGTGTGGACAAGGGCACACAACTGAATCTTTAGTAGACACTGAAGAATTCAAAAGCACCTGTAAGGTGTGCGGTGAAGAGGCAAAGAGGCTTATCTCTGCGCCTAGGGCCTATTTGGAGCCGTTTAGCGGTGCTTTTCCCGGCGCTTATCACGCTTGGAACCGCAAAAGGGCCGAGAAGATGGCACATGACCGCAAAAAGGCCGACTCGTAACTGAAAAACCAGCGAGTCATTTTTAAAATTATCCTAGAACCGTTTATACGGCAGGAAAGAGGTAGGTATGGCACTTATTGATAGCGTAAACGACGATTCCATTAGTGAAATCGAAGCAGAAGAACAGAAACAAGCCGAAGTAGAGCAACAAACTGAGGCGCAGCCTGAGAAACCAAAGACTCCTTCTAAGTATGAAGGCAAAAGTCTTGAGGAAATCATCCAGATGCACCAAGAGGCTGAAAAGCTCATTGGTCGTCAGGCACAAGAGGTTGGTGAAGTTCGCAAGCTTGCAGATCAGTTACTTAAACAGAATCTCGCCGCCAAGCAACCAGAGCCTGTCCCAGAAAAAGAAATTGACTTCTTCGAAGACCCTCAGAAGGCCATCGAAAAAGCAGTGGCAAATCATCCTTCAGTCGTAGCTGCTCAACAAGCAGCAATGCAGATGAAGGCAATGCAGACACAACAACAGTTGTCGGCTAAACATCCTGACTTCGCTCAAGTGGTTAGTGATCCTGAATTCCAGCAATGGGTTAAAGGCTCTCCGATTCGGTTGAATATGTTTGCTCTTGCTGATAGTCAGTATGATTTTGCTGCCGCTGACGAGCTTTTGAGCACCTTTAAACAGATTCGTTCTGTTAAAGCTCAGCAGACTACCGAAGCAGGTGAGAAGACTCTCAAAAAGAATCTTCAAGCAGCAGCGGTTGATGTTGGGGGTACTGGTGAATCGTCGAAGAAAGTTTATCGTCGTGCCGACCTCATCCGGCTCAAAATGAATGACCCTGCTCGATATGAGGCGCTCCAGCCTGAAATTATGGCTGCGTATGCTGAAGGGCGAGTCAAATAAATCAATGTAAACAATTCAAGGAGTTTCAAAAATGGCCCTCGGTTCTAATCACGTTACGGTAACTACCGCTGCAACTTTCATTCCTGAAGTTTGGAGCGATGAGATTGTTGCCGCTTATAAGAAAAACCTCGTTGCCGCCAACCTCATCAAAAAGATGAGCTTCAAAGGCAAAAAGGGTGACACCGTTCACATCCCCGCCCCCAACCGTGGCTCTGCTTCGGCTAAGTCGGCCAACACCCAAGTGACCCTGATCGCTGCTACCGAGTCTGAGAAGACCGTGAGCATCAACCAGCACTGGGAATACAGCCGCTTGATCGAAGACATCGTGGAAGCCCAAGCTCTGTCGAGCCTGCGTCAGTTCTACACTGATGACGCTGGTTACGCTCTGGCTCGTCAGGTTGACACCAGCCTGATCCGTCTGGGTCGTTCGACCAACGGTGGCGACGGCACTGCCGACTACACTGGCGCTTACTCTGGTGCTGACGGCACGACCGCCTACACTGGCACTGCTGGTGCTCTGACCGATGCGGCTATTCGTCGCACCATTCAGCGTCTGGATGACAACGATGTGCCCATGGACGGTCGTTTCCTGATCGTTCCCCCGAGCACCCGTAACACCCTGATGGGTATCGCTCGTTTCACCGAGCAAGCCTTCGTTGGCGAGCAAGGTGGTAACAACACCATCCGTAACGGCGAAATCGGCAATGTCTATGGCATTCCCGTGTTCGTGACCTCTAACGCTGATGCAGCCACCGACGGTGATCGCATTGTGCTGATGGGCCACAAGGACTTCGCAGTTCTGGTTGAGCAAATGGGCGTTCGTACCCAGACCCAGTACAAGCAAGAGTACCTCGGTACGCTGTTCACCGCTGACGTTCTGTACGGCGTTGGTGAGCTGCGTGACTTCGGCGCTATTGCTCTGGCTGTTCCCGCCTAATAACTACAATCAAGGCCCTTCGGGGCTTTAGCTTGCACCCCTAAGTCCCCTCTTCGGAGGGGCCTTTTTAAAAGTTTCATGTGAGTCTTTTAGAAAGGTAAACTCATGGTTAAGTTTAAATGTATTGCTTCTGGTAACGTTTTTGAGTTTGAATACGAAGTAGACATAGCGTCAATGCGTAAGCACCCGGAGTATGTTGAGGTAGCGGAAGAAAAAGAGGTTGAAAAAGTTAAAGAAGTTCAACCAACACGTAAATATCAACGAAAAAATGAAACCAACTGAAATTATTGCTGAAGATGCTAAAAGAAACGGAGTAGACCCTGCGCCTATTCTGGATAAAATGTCACGATCTATTAAATCAGGTAGTGGGATTCTTTTACAATCTGGCAATACTGTGTTGATTCTGCGTAGGTTTTCTAAGGGATTAGCTGAATTACATTTATTCACAACCGATTCTCCCATGACAATGATTAAAGCTTTACGTGAGTTTATCGCTAAAATAAAGCAATCTGATTTGACTGCTGTGTATGGAAAAGCAGATAACGAACAAATACTACAAGTTCTCAGAAGCCTTGGAGTCAATGTGCAAGAATCAGATATTCCCGGATACAACTGGAAAGCATTGGTGTAAAGGATAAAACATGGGTGCAGTAAGTTCAGTTGTTGAAACGGTAGCAGATGTTGTTTCAAGCACAGTAGAAACTGTTGCTGATGTTGGGTCTACTATTGATGATGCTGTCAATGATGTAGTTCCGGGAGGATGGGCGACTGTAACAAATGTGGTTCTTCCCGGTTCTGGCGCAGTGCTTGCTGCCGCAAAAACACTAGATGAAGGCGGAAGCATTGGAGATGCGCTAACTAATGCAGCTATTCAGTATGGTGTGGGTCAAGTAATTCAAGGAGCAGGCGCAGACACGACTGGTTTAGATATGGGAGAAACAATCCCCACTACGCCTAGTCAGTTAGAGGGTTTGTTCTCTGGTGGAAATACTTTTATTCCCCCTACCCCTATAGAGTTTGTTCCGCCAAGCGTTGAAACTCCAATAAATGTAAGTGGCATTGATGTTGGTGAGGTTATCCCAACAACGCCTGTTCAATTAGAAGGACTATATCCAACTGAAGGTCTTTTTTCTTCTTCAGTTCCCGTTTCTTCTATAAATGATGTGATTACTCCGCCAACAAATGTGGCGTTAGATGCTGAATTTATTGCTGCTGATGCTACTCAATTAGCAGGTCAGGGGTTAAACCAAGCGGCTATCGAGCAAAACCTTCTTGCTTCCGGGGTTGATTCTTTGGTCGCTGCTGATGCGGCTCAGTTGGCTCTACAAGGTATTGGTCAAGAGCAAATGAGTGGACTGCTAACGCAAAGCGCTGGTGAAGGTGCTCAGACCTTGTTTACTGGCCCTAGCATCACCACTCCTGCTCCTACTTCGCCAGCAGTCCCAGAAACCCCTCCTCCGGCTTCTCCGGGAATGTCGGCTTCTGATATTGCTTTGCTTGCTAAAGGACTGCTAGGTATTGGTATATCTGCTGGTTCAGGCGCCCTAAGCGGAGGAGGTTTAGTGACTCTTCCTACTCCGTCTAATCGTGCTGGCGTTTCTTCAGGTTCTGCTAATTACTCACCTGAGTATTATCAACAGTTGCAACAATATTACAACGCTTATATGCCTGAGCAGCCGAAAGATGTAGCTACTCCGTTACAGCAATGGTATGAAACTAAATTTGTTCCTGACACTTCTGTGACAGGTAAATTGTTTGGAGTCTGACGATGGCTATTTATCGTGGCCCCGGTGGAGCAGGAGACGCTACTGATGATGCGGCCTCACAAGCGGCATTAGTTATCATCAAAGTGGCTGAAGCCACTGCTGCAGCAACAAGTGCTTCTAATAGCGCTTCTTCGGCAAGTAACAGTGCTGCTACTGCTACGACTCAAGCAGCTCTAGCGGCTTCTGCTCGTACAGCAGCACAAGGATACGCCAATGACGCTTCTACGAGTGCTTCTAACGCAAGTTCAAGTGCATCAAGCGCTTCAACAAGTGCTTCCAATGCCTCAACGAGTGCAACTAATGCTGCTTCTAGTGCTTCTACGGCTGCTTCAAGTGCGACTGACGCAGTAGCCAGCGCTAATCTTGCTAATGATTGGGCAACGAAGACTACAGGCCCGGTAGCAGGCGGAGAGTATTCAGCTAAGTATCATGCTTCAGCGGCCTCTAGCAGTGCCTCTAATGCGTCTACAAGTGCTTCTAATGCTGCTTCTAGCGCCTCTGATGCAGCCTCTAGTGCCTCTAGTGCTTCCAGCAGTGCCTCTAGCGCTTCTAGTAGTGCTTCTACGGCTACCACAAAGGCTTCTGAAGCTGCCACGAGTGCTACAAACGCAGCCAACAGCGCCTCCAGTGCGTCTACTAGCGCCTCTGATGCTGCTTCCAGTGCTTCTAGCGCCTCATCGAGTGCTTCAAGTGCCTCTAGTAGCGCCACAACGGCTACAACTAAGGCTTCTGAGGCTTCTGCCAGTGCAAGTGCAGCGTCTACCAGCGCCAGCAACGCAGCCTCTAGTGCCTCTAGTGCATCGACCAGCGCCAGTAATGCCGCTTCTAGCGCTTCTAGTGCGTCCACTAGTGCCACCAATGCTGCTAATAGCGCCACAGATGCAGCCAATAGTGCTGCTGCGGCTGCTGCGGTGATTCCTTCGCAGACTGGTAACTCTGGCAAGTTTCTAAAGACTAACGGAACCAACGCTTCTTGGGATACAGCAGTCACTAGCGTGAATGTGTCAGTTCCGACTGGTTTGTCTGTCTCTGGTGGGCCTATTACCAGCACAGGCACTATTGCAATTTCTCTCCAAAGCGGGTATAGTATACCCTCTACTACCAGTCAAAGCAACTGGGATACTGCCTATAGTTGGGGAAACCATGCTTTAGCTGGATATGCAAGCACTTCCGGCTCTTATTCTAATCCGTCTTGGATCACTTCTTTGGATGGCTCTAAAATCACTGGAACCGTTGATGGCGGTACTTTCTGAGGTAACACATGGCAACTAAAATCATTACCAAAAACAGTTCTACGGCTTCTGCGGCTCCTTTGGCGGCAGACCTTTCTGCTGGTGAACTGGCAATTAACACCAATGACGGTAAGCTGTTCTATAAAGACAGCGGAGGCACTGTAAGGACTCTGGCAAGCAAGGACGCTGCTTCTGGCTCTTTCGCTACTTTGTCGGCTTCTGGTAACGCTACTGTTGGTGGAACTCTTGGAGTCACTGGAGCCACTACGCTTTCTTCCACTCTGGCTGTTACTGGCACAACCACTCTGACGGGTGCTGCCACTCTTACCGCCAACCCCACTCTGTCGGCTGGCACAGCCAACGGGGTTCTGTATCTCAATGGCTCTAAAGTTGCAACGAGTGGGTCTGCGCTGACGTTTGATGGAAGCAACCTCGGTGTTCTTGGAACTGGCTTTTTGCGTATTGATAACAACGGCGGGACATCTGGCAAAGGTCGTTTGAATATTGGCAACAGCGGTTATGCCTATGTTGAAGGTTTTGATACTGGGAATGGCGGTAGCGGCGCATATTTGTCGTTTGGCTTAAACACCGAACAAATGCGCCTGACCAGCACAGGGCTGGGGATTGGGACGAGTTCGGTTGCTTTTAAGTTGGATGTTAATGGCATTACAAGAGTTGTTGGTGGTTCTGCCTCTAGTGCAACATTTGGGTCAAATCAATATATTAGGATTGATACAAATGCCAATGGTGGATACACAATTGGAGCGCCTTCTGCTGGAGGAATTACAACAGGGTATTACTTTACATCTGGAACAGTATCTTATGCTGGTGGTATTGAATATCAAAACACAACAAATACACTGACATTAAGAACAAATAATACCGTCAAAGCAACTCTCGACTCCTCTGGCAACCTTGGGATTGGGACTACATCGCCAAGTTCATTTGGAAAATTGGCTGTTATTAACGGCGACATCGCCATAAGCGATGGTTATGGGATTCGCTCTGGTACAGGAGGAAGTTCTTTGCTTTCCCGTGGCACTGGGGCTGGTGCGCCAATTTATCTTGGCTCTGGCACGGCGGGTGATTACTTGGTGTTCAACGCTGGTGGCTCCGAGAAGATGCGCCTCGACTCCAGCGGGAATTTGCTGGTGGGGAAAACATCAGCAAGTACAACAACAGTTGGCGCTGAATTGCGTGGAACTGGGAACGTCAATTCCGCAAGCGCATCGTCAACAAACGCCGATCAAACTTTCCTTGCATATTCAACTGGAGCAGCGGCATCCCGCTTTTATGTTGATTGGGGAGGCACTGTTCACGCCACCAGCACGACAATCAGCGCAATCTCTGACCAACGTTTTAAAGAAAACGTCCAAGACCTTGATGTTGGCCTTGACAAAATCATGGCTCTCAAACCTCGCAAGTTTGATTGGAAGGCTGGCAAGGGTAAGGACATTAAAGGCGACAGAGGTTTTATCGCTCAAGAATTTGAGCAGGTATTCCCTGATCTGGTTGACGAATGGAAAGACCCTGCGCCTGAAGGTGAAGAGCCTTACAAGTCTGTGCGCCAAGACTTAATTCCTGTTCTTGTTAAGGCAATTCAGGAGCAACAAGCCATCATTGAACAACTCAAGGCACGACTGGATGCCGCCAATCTTTGAAAGGAAAAACCATGACCACTATTACTTGGAGCATCTCTCAGCTTGATCGTAAGACTTCAGATGGTTTTGTAACCACTGCACATTGGACTTGTACTGGTGTGGATGGTGATTTTTCTTCTTCCGTCTACTCTACCTGTGGATGGTCTGAAGGT